GATTAGAAGCAGCACAAAAAGAATTAGCTGCCGCTATCGAATCTGGTGATGCGAAGGCACAAGTTGAGAAAAAAAGTAAAGAACCAAGTTTTACAAAAAACTTTTTACAAAACCACCCACATGAATTACCAAAAGCAATTGCTGAGGCAAGAGAACTTAATAAAGCTCACAGCACATTTATAGATTCAATAACTAAACATGCAGTTAATGGTAGGATACACGCAGATATAAATCAAATTAGATCAGATCAAGGTGGAACTGTGACTGGTAGATTTAGCATGTCTAATCCAAACTTACAACAGATACCTGCAAGACATCCTGAGTTAGGTCCTTTGATTAGATCTATATTTATTCCAGAAGATAATCATACCTGGGGATCATTTGACTATTCACAACAAGAACCTAGAATATTAGTGCATTATGCAAAATTACAAAACTTAACTGGTGTAGATGAGATTGTAGATGCATACAATGCAGGTGATGCAGACTTCCACCAGGTTGTTGCAGACATGGCTGGTATTGAACGTAAACAAGCTAAAACTATTAATCTTGGTTTAATGTATGGCATGGGTAAAAATAAATTAATGGCAGAACTAGGTTTAATGAAAGACTCTGCAGAAAAATTAATATTACAATATCATTCAAAAGCTCCGTTTGTAAAACAACTTATGGATAATGTATCTCGTAAGGCAAATGACAGAGGTAAGATTAGAACTTTGTTAGGACGTGCGTGTCATTTTGATTTGTGGCAGCCAGTGCAGTTTGGAGTTCATAAACCTTTACCATTAGAGCAAGCAAGAAAAGAATACGATGAACCATTAAAGCGTGCATTTACATACAAAGCTTTAAACAAATTAATACAAGGATCTGCGGCAGACATGACTAAAAAAAGTATGGTAGCATTATATGAAAATGGTATAATACCACACATACAGATTCATGATGAAGTAGATATTTCTGTTGAGTCTGATGAAAAAGCAGAGGAGATAATTGAAATTATGGAATCTGCAGTAACATTAAAAGTACCAAATAAGGTTGATTATGAACAAGGAAAAAATTGGGGCGATATTAAGTAAATTAAATACTTGGTCCCTACTACATCGACAAGAAATAGTTCTTGCTGGTGGTGGATTTATAGCTGGATTTATATTGGGCGCATGGCTTTTTTAAACGCAGACATTCCACCCATTTATTGCAAAGTACGAAAGGAGTACCTCTATGATCTTAAACAACATAAAGGTGAAAGTCTTGACTGTGTTATCTTCGGTATCACATCGATATCAGGAATGGCGATCTTATTTAACATCATGCTTACAAACGGTGCGTGTTACTGGAGATTGCCTATCGGCGCGTTTTTCCAAAAATCGCATGACAGAGCCGAAGTGCCCGATATGCAGACTCACGAGTTGGAACTGTGGAACTGTTTTAGTTATTATCCCAGTGTTCATCATTTTAGTTATCTCACTAATCAACGTGGTAAGT